TTCGGCTTGTTGACCGTATATTGACCAATAAACAGTATTTGTTGGATCATGTGCTATCGTATTTTGTTTTGCTACATATGTTACATTATTAAAAACAACCAAATCGCCTGTTGAATAATTTAATATATTACTATAAGCAGATATGTGTTTATTTTTAGAACTTAAAAAATAAACTGTTTGATTGTTACCATCAACAACACGAGCAATTTCACCAGATTGGAATAATCTTTCAATGTTGGAAATAAAAACTTCCATTTTGTTTTGAGATTCAACCACATTTTCAATCGTAGCAATTGATAAGGTTGATTCACCAAATATTCTTAAATTGGAAGTTTTTAGGAAGTTTTGGTCTAATGTTGCCAGTTTCAAACTTTTAGCAACATACCATGTGCCTGCCGATGCTTTGAACACAACTTCTTTCGTCTCGAAAAAGTCTACGTCTGAATTATATAATGTTCTAAAAAGAAATTGAAACGCCGCAGGAGTACCTTTTGCTTGGTACATTTGTTTAGCAAGTTTTAATACTTCAGTTTTATTTGCTAATATATTTTTTGGAAAATATTGTAGAAAATCATTATAAAAATAATTGATAAATTCATTTGTTGTAGAATCGACATCTTTATAATTCAGAAGATTTTTTGTTCTGTCAGTAACATTACCCGTTTCTTCTAGCCATTCATAATAAGCTTGTATAAACAATACAAAATTAGAATAGTCAGGATTATCCCGAATAAATTCAGGTAACTGATACGGAACTAATACTGAAGTTAATTGACCGTTGGATATCATGTGCTTGTTTTAGCGATAGGATTAACAATAATTGATGTTGGATCGTATGGATCAATTGTAATAATTCTATCGTATGTTGATGATACAATATTTGTAGTTGGAACTACCGATATTGTTAATTGTCCTAAGTTACTAACTGAATCAAATCCAACAGGACTGAAATTGTTTAGAGTAATAATTCCATTTTGATAATCTATTGTACCAACATTTGAATTCAAAACTGTTTTTGCATTAGTTGTATTATAATAATATGTTCTTAGTGTACCGTAACGACCTTGTAAATTGACAGTTGCAGCTCCCAATTTGCCTGTTGTATCTCCTGCCGCAGGAGTTATAGTAACAAGTGATTGTGTGTAATTGTTTCCAGAATTAGTTACAGTAATATTTTGAATAGACCCATTAACAATTGTTGCTACAGCAGTTGCACCAATACCATCTCCTGATATTGTTACAGTTGGTGTAGATTGATAACCAAATCCAGGATTAATTACAGAAATTGTATCAACGCCATAGGTGAACGAAGGAACTTCCTCAATAAACACACCACCAATAATATTGGATAAATTTGTAGGATTGGTAAACTGTAAACCAGGAGCACTAGTAACACTACTAGCATACTTACCTGGTTGAATAGGTGTATTATAGTACAATTTGATTGTTGAACTGCCAGTCAATATAGGAAAGAATTTTTTCTGTAAATTCAAATTAAAATCACTGGTGATTATTGAAGGGTTATAATTTTGTATTGCACTTAATACGGAATATGTGTTAAAAGTAGAATTAAATGTATTTAAGTTAGTTGCACCATAGTTTTGTATTGCTGCAATAACACCAGATTGTATTTGTCCTGATGTTAATGCTGTTTGTGTAGGATCGTAATAAACATTTGAGGTTATTTGCAAATATGTATAATCAGGATCAATAATATTTGGAGTTACAGTCAATACTGAAATTGGCTTAATAACTTCCGCTACTAGTCTTTGTTTTTGTGAATTGGTTAAAAAGTATGAACCAGAAGGTTTAATTGCAATGAATACTTGACCATATACAGGAGGAATATTTTCTTCTCCGCCCCAAACATTTACAGCTTCAATCGGAAAACCTAATGCGTTTTGTTGTATTGCTGTAATATAATCATTTTTACTTACTGCTCGACCTTGAGCTGAGAAAGATTTAGGTGCTTGATACTTAATAGAACTGATAGTTTCTTTAGGACTACCTTGAGTTGGATTAAATACGGTAGTAATAGATTTAGATGTGAATCCGGTTAATGGGTCCATCAACGTAAAACTAATTAAATTATTTGTGGTTGTACTATTAGGAAAGGCTGTTGTACCATCAGTACTAATATAAGAAATAGATACAATGTTTCCATCTGAAAGTTTTTTACCTAAAACTCCATTACCAAAGTATACTTCATAATTGCCATTTAATGCTTCTTGTAAAAAATAAACATTTGACTGACTATTTAATGTCAAATAATTAGAAGCAGGTTGAAATATAGTAACGGCTGTGTTTGATGATGATTGTTGAACTGCTACCTGTAATGTAGTAGTATCAATATTTGCATCAGGAATCTGATAGGTGTATGTTGGATTTGATGTACTATTAACTGTGTAAGTATATGTTGTAGCTATACCTTGTTTTACAATTACATTATTAAATGTTGCAGTACTTGCTACTGTATTAACTGTATTTGAAGTAATTGTAACAAAATTATAGTTTACTCCGTTTACAGCACTAGACATAAAGTTTGTAAATTTTGGTAAAGTATATGATGTAGTTGATACTCCATTAAAAGTAATACTAATCTCTGCTGTCGGTGCAATAGCTGATTGCGGAGTATAATTCATCATTTTTGCGTGAGAAACCACAGAACTTCTCTGTAAAGAAGAATCCAAGAACATCTCATTTGCAACCATATTCAAATAATAAGCATTGTATTGTGTATTATATGCCAAAACATCTAACAAAGTAGACATTGCTGAACCAGCAAAATTATAATCTTTGAATGTATCTTGCTTTTGTAAGTAATTGATAAAATTAGATTTAATATTAGTAAAATCTAATTCTGTGATGTTTATATTTGTATTTGAAGCCATTACCTTGACCTTTGAAGTAACATATTAACTGTTGTTGCTCTTGTATTATTACCTATAAAAAAACTCATAAACAAATTAAATGAATTTTCATCTTCTGACGGAGTAACTACGAGTTGGTTAATTTTAACTCTTGGCTCATAGTTTCCTATAACATTTCTTATTTCATTTTCAACAATATTAGCAGTAATGCCGTCAGCCATCTCAAATAAAATGGCATTTATATTTGATCCTAATTTTGGTTGAAATGGTCTCTCATAAAAATTAGTTAACAATAGATTTCTAACGGAAGCTATAACCGATTGGTCGTCATAACGGAGAGCTACGTCATTTGTAACCGGTAAAGATTTGAAGGTTAAGTCCAAATCGGAGTATATTTTTTGTAAATTTGCCATCTTTTATTTATGTCTAAAAGTAAAAACGCTTTTTGGAAATCAAGTCAGCCCTCGGAGAATTTTTAGGCCGGAACGAAAAATTTCGAAATTTCCTAAGAGTTGATTCTTGACTTTATTTTAGGCGTACCTATGTAATTGTTTAATAAGTAAGTTTCTGTCTGGCCAAGATTGCTGAATTGTCTAATTGATGTAAAATCATTAAATACACTTTGAGAATTAGTAAAAAACGCAGTATCTTGTGCTGGATATGTGTAAAATAGATTTGCTATACTATTGACCGTGTTGGCCAACGTGTTAGCGTTAGTTGCAGTAATACTTGATAATCCAGTACCAGAATCGATTGAATTAAAAAATATAGTAGAATAAGTACTTAGTGTTGAATATAAAGAATTTAGTGTATTTCCTAATGTAATACTTGTAAAACTACCCATGATTGCAGAAGTATTTTGTACTCCGTCACTAGCACTCACAAGATACGACATTAATTTACCAACTCCTGCAGCTGTTTTATAATGTGGTGTAGTAGTATCTGTTCCAATATCAACTACATTAGATTGTCTATTTGTAATGTATAGATAGTTTGGTCCGGTAGAAACTCCTATTGTGTTTGCTACGGTTGAGAATACGTTTATAGTGTCAAAAATAGATGCTGAAATTGTAGAACCATTACAACTACTTCCCGTTGAATAAATTGTGTTTGCTATATTCATAATATTTTGTGCCACAGTTCCAACAGGATTTACAAAGTAACCTCCAACATTATTATTTGCTACATCAGCCGTTTGCCAAGAATTTAACAAAGGCGGCATCATTTTCATTTGTGTTTGTACACCACTACTGTAAGTTGTAGATACATTTGCTGTTGTTGGGTCGCTTGAATTAAACCCTAATCTTCCATATATTGAACTCATAATTATCCTCCAGATTGGGGCGGAATTGGCGGACTTGTTGGTCCTCTTGGTGATAAGTGTGTGTGTATATTGTGTAACAAGAGATTGATTGCATCAAATCCAAAAATTGAAGAAGAAACTCCGTGTGTTGCTAACGGTGATGCAACAGAAGTTGCTGAATCTATTGGACCAACAGAGTTTACTGTGCCAGGTACTGCAACCCCTGTGCCAACGCCAATACCGCCAAGTTCTGTGACGAATCCTGCTACACCTGCACTCATACCCAATAAAGCATCTACCCGTTGTTTAGCAACGATATTGGTGGCACTATGAGAACCAGTAACGACTAAATCACCCTCAATTAAACAATGGTCTCCTGTATGAACTTTTAATCCTCCGCCAAGTGCTCCTCCACATTGTATTGTTGTATCGCCTTGACTTGTATAATGAGCTTGTTTCTCAACTACTTGTGTAAAGTTACCTTTAATATGTTGTTCAAAATCTCCATCAACTGTTTGAGTCATGTTTCCATATACATGAGTATCACAATCACCTGCTATTGTAATATTACAGTTACCTTGAATCAAAACATTTTTGTCTTTAATTGTAATTTCATAACCATCACCATAAACTTTATGTACCTCATCACCGTTAGGATGCATTTCAATAAAAGTTCCCGACCTATGATTCAAACGAATACGCTCACGACTAGGAGTATCATCCATTTCAAATGAATGACCACCTTTAGTTTGTGTAACATGGTTATAAGGATACTGTGGTGGGTAAGCTGTATTAGCTGCCGATTCTGGTTCTATCCACGTTTTATAAAAGCTTGGTTGTCCTGATAGTGCCATTATTTAACTTTCTTATGGTTTTGTTGCTGTTGCTGCTTGTGAACTAAAAGTATTTGCCAAAATTGATGCTGTTGATGGATAAGAATTAGCTATGTAACTTGATAAATTAGCTAAATCGGAGTTAGAAGTAGAACCACCAACAATTGGAACTAAAGCAGGATCCAAATTACCATTTTGTGCGTTTACACTATTTTGTAATGCGGCCGCCGAAGCATTTAATGATGACGCTAATTGAGTTGTTACGCCATTAACTTGACCTGTAAGACTTGCGCCTATACCATTAATTTGATTAGCAACGGTAGTAAAGGATTTTTGTAAATTAGCAATACATTGTTGTATAATAGTCTTGATTTTATCTGGTAAAGTTTGAATCCATTGTACAATTTGTTGTATATCACGAATTAAAAAGTATACAGTTGCGGCATCTTCAATGTATTGTTGAATAGTTTTAAGTTTTGCAGCTAATTGTCTTGCTAAATCTTTTCCTAAAGTGATTGTAATATTTGAAAGGCCTGTAGGATCAAACCCTATAGCAACAACGATAGCATCTAAAGCAGCCCTAAATTCGTTAATTAAAGCTGTCATAGAGGCACGAATCATAGCAGCCGCTCTATTTTTACCTGTTTTAATAGAAGCTAAAATATCAGTTAAAGGTTGTGTTAATGCACCAATAGCTAAACTAATAGAAGGTATTGTCAAAGATAAATCACAAGCATGAGTTAAATTATTGTTAGCTAAATTAATAGCTGTATATTGTACAGCACCTCTTGCAAGAAAAGGTACTGTCTGTACACCAGCTTTTCCTGGATCGCCTGTATAAGGCCATTGTGGTCTACTATTAGATGTTGAGATACTTACAAAATCTTGTAGAGTTATAGTATTTGCGTCTGCCATTTATTACACCTTTGGTGGATTAAAACCAGGTAAAACACCCATCATTACAGGAAATTGTCCCGCTTCGCCATCCATAAAAAATCCTATTACCCAATCACCGCCTTGAGTAGAAGTTTTCATTTCTAATGGTTGAAAAGTATTTCTATTGTTTATTGGATGCATTGGCATAGCCCATGGTAAATCTGTTGTAGGGATATCATCTCCGTACCATCCAAAGATACGAACTTGTGCTCTACCTACACCTAATGGATCTACGTTATTTTCAACTTCACCCAACCACCAAATAAAGCCATTTAGACCAGCAAAGTTAAAATTATTTGCACCCTTACTCATTATATAATTCCTTTCACAGCATTACCCCATAAGGCAGTGCCATTATTATTTCTAGGATAAGGTGTTGGTACACTCTCTTTAGTTATCTCTAAAATTGTTTTATATTCAGTTAAACCAATAATATGTCTCACACCAGTAATAAAGTAATTACCTGAGTAGTATTTATCTAGTTCGGAGGTGTTTGGCTTTCTAGATAATAGATTAAATGTTATAACTCTACCAATCGTTAAATTTGGATCGCCAGGTACTGATAATCTAATTCTTGTATAATTTGCTAATGCTAATTGTGCAGTTCTGTACGGTATATAGGTTTCTGCGTAGATATCGTTACCCATTGCACCAGGCAAAGCATTAATAGCAGGTGTACTCTTACTATCAAAATTTGTGAAAATTAATTTTAATAATGCTTGTGGTGTTTGATTTAATCCATCACCTTTACGATTAATGGAGTTATCTATAATAGGGTACGGATTCAAATTTTTTGATTTTTGCTGATAAACACCGTAATCAAAATTAGTTACCTTTTTTTCTCTAGTTAAAGGATTAGCAGAGATTAATTGATTTGCAAAAGTGCCTGAGGTAATACCATTAAGTGTATCAAACGAATCTAATATTTCATACGTTGTTACGTTATATACATCTGAATTTAGATTTGTTGAATCAATATTTTTAGGCTTATATGTGTAAGTATAATACGGCGCTTGCTTCATCATAGTCTGTAA